CTCTAAATCACGACGAACGGCCACCGTATGGAGGGGGTCGAACGAGAGATAGGAACCCGGCAATGAGTAACACCCAATGCCCACTAAGAAGACACAGGCACACCGGCTTGATCAACGGCGCAGTTTGGAGTGCGCACGGCAGAAGGTGACAGATAGGGGAGCACGATGGGGAGACCCACCATGTCCAGAAGAGGCGGCTACCCGCAGCACAGCCCACACCAGGGCCAGTGCGCGGGGCCGCCTCTTTCTTTGTGCCCGGAAACGATACGGTGCAGAATAGGGTGCAGAGCAAAGAAGAAGGCCCCCAGCTAACCAGCTGGAGGCCTTTATCTATTGGAGAGGGGCTGACGAGAATCGAACTCGCATCATCTGTTTGGAAGACAGATCATGTAGCGCCGATGGATGCCGCTGGGCGTCGGAATCCCGCAGGAAATCAACGTTTCGAAGTTCCTTGTTCCGCTGGACTCCGGTCATTGGCGGTCGCATAGGGTGCAGGATAGGGTGCAGAATCATCCTCCGCGGTCTCGATCACCTTCGGCTTAGCAAGGGCCCCCATCATTTCCCCGAGCTCCTTCTTGCGCTCCTCGAGCGGGTGCACGTACGTGTCATACGTGAACGAGGGATTGGCGTGGCCGAGGGTCGCGGCAACCACGACGACATCGTTACCCATGTCGAGCATGAGGGTCGCGGCTGTGTGTCGCAGCTGATATCGCCGCGCATGTTCAAGCCCCGTGGATGCGAGCAACCTCTTCCAATACTGGGAGTCCAGCCGCGGTTCAATCGGCCGGCCGTTGGGGCGGGTGAACACCAAGCCGACCGGCTTCCCGTTGTACTCCCAGTCTTCGTACGTCGATGCGTTCCTGGCCTGATCGAACCTCTGCTGCTCGAGCGTCGCCTTGAGCTGATCTACGACGACGGGGGCGAGCTTGATGATTCGATCGCCCGCTTCCGTCTTCGGGATCGGCAGGTAGACCACACCCATGCCCTTGACGCGCTGTAGCTGCCCGTGGACGCGTATCGAGCCGTTCACCAGGTCTACGTCTGCCCACGTCAATCCAAGGGCCTCAGCGGGGCGCAGGCCGTACATGAGGGCTAGGCTCCAGCGCGCTTCGAGGCGGTCGCCCCTTGCCGCCTGCAGCACTGCCCGAGCGTCAGCCTCACTGAATGATGTGGTGGCCGCCTTCGGGCGCTGGGGGATCGCGGCGTGCAGGGCAACGTTGTTTCCAACGCGCCCGCGGGCCACAGCGACATTCAGTGCCGCTTTGATGTTCGCGTGCACGTTGCCGATCGAGCTGGCCCCCAGCGGCTTGCCGCTCTTGCTGATCTTCCCGGATGCCATGTCGGCGTACATCTTCTCGAGCATCTCGACCTTCAGTTTCGAGAGCTTCGTTTTGCCCAGCTGGGGCGCGATGTATGCCTCCAGTGACCACAGGTAGTCGGCCATCACTCCGGGCTTGAGCTCGGTGATCGACAACCAGTGCCGCATCCATTCCTCGAGCGTCCAGTCCCGGCCCATGACCAGGGTTCCCTTGTCCTTGCGGTTGGCGAGTTCGCGGACCGCAGTCGCGGCTAGAGCCTTCGTCTTGAAAATGGGCGTGTACTTCCGCTTGCCATCCTCGGTGATGTAGCCGCGGTACCCGGTGGCGACCTTCGAAACCGAGCCGGCGCCCTTCGCGTTCCTGCCCATTTCCACTCCTCATTTCATCTGTCCTCATTAATGAGGACATGTCGACTTATTCTTGCGCGTGCACAATTTCATGTCGCCTGTCCGGGCTAACATGCAGTGACAGCCCCCCTATTGCGGGGCCGATCACATGGGGAAGAACAATTGGGCATTGGTATCAATGGTGATGGCTGGCGTTTGGTGCAAGAGAGAATCTGCCGTGAAGAGATAGTCGAACGACTCGGAAACGAGGCGGTCAACCTTGAGCCAGTGCTCGCAGGGTCGGCAAAGCCGTCGACCCTATTCATTGCTGCATCCCTGCTGGCATTCCCGCTGCAGTTCTCCGACCTTTTTACGGTCAGGGTCCCTGGCTAGCGCAAGCGGCGTATGACTTCCTCGAGTAGCGCGATCGTGTCGATGTCCTCTACGCCTACCTTGACTTCTCGGAGGTCGGCTTGCTCCTTGGTTATGAAGCCGGCCGCCGTGAGGGCCTCAAGTACGTTGCGATCGTAGGCCTCGGCAAATTTTAGGACGAAGTCCCAGCGGGGATTCTCGCCCTTTTTCCAGCGGCTGACAGCTGACGGATCGAACTCCACCTTCCGTGCGATTTCGACTCCGCCAGCATTATTTGTAACGCGCTGGACATAGTCCCACCATTGGTATTTGTTCATGCGCAAACACTACATGCGCACACGCAAGCCGGCAAGCTCCGTTGACGAGCCCGCAAGAATCTGCGGATTTTGCGCGTCCATCTATTGTTAATGCGCATTAACAAGTTGTGCTTGCGCAAGCCCGTTGAGTGTCCTAGATTTGGCACAACGCAACATTGCGTGTGAACACACAAGGTGGACAAGTGCCAACACTAGAAATCATCGAGGAGAACGTCACTCGAGCCAGAGCCGGAAGAACCGTCAAGGACTTCGCGGCAGACCTGAAGGTGGCCGAGTCCACCGCATCCAGACTCATCAACGGGAAAGCCGAACCGGGGCCGCGAATCATCGCAGCATTCCTCCTGGCCTACCCATACCCGTTCGACCACTTCTTCAGAGTGACGGACGTGGAATCATGACCGCCGAGACTGAGGTTGAGGAATACCTCCCCGTCTCCGTGGTCGCCAAGCTCCTGAAGGTCAGCACTGACTACGTGTATGACCACATGCACGCGGGGGAGTTCGGCCCGATCCTGGAGCTGGGGGAGGGGCGCTCTAAGAAGCGCATCCCCGAGTCCGGCTACAAGGCGTTCGTCAAGGCCCGACTCATTGGGCAGGTGGCCCCATGACCCCCGCATTCCTCGCTTCCTTCTATGCGAGAACGAAGCTCAACGAAGCCACTGGCTGTTTCGAGTGGCAGGGCGCAGTCAGCCCGACCGGCTACGGCAAGGTCAAGCTCGATGGCAAGGCCGTCGACACTCACCGCGCATCGTGGCTCATCACGCACGGGCAGATCGACGCCGGCATGATGATCTGCCACAAGTGCGACAACCGGGTTTGCGTGAACCCGCTCCACCTCTTCTGTGGCAGTCGCTCTGACAATATGCGCGATGCCTACATGAAGGGCCGCCTGGAGGGGTCGCTGTCTGCCGCACGAGCTGGCCGCGCCAAGATCATCAGTGACGAGCAGGTCATTGAGATTCACGCCCGTGTCACCGCGGGGGAGCTGGCCAAGGATCTCGCCGCTGAGTTCGGCATTGCCGATCAGACGGTTTCCAAGATCCGCCACGGCATCGGCGCCCGCTACAAGGAACTCCTCGCGGGGGTGACCTCATGACGTACGTCGATAACGGCCCGTGGGAGGGCGTTCTCGTAACCACGGGGGAGTCCGAGGGCGAGTTCCGGCTTGTTTTGTGTGACCCGGAGGACGTGCCGATGGTCTTCCTCGATAAGGAGTCGGCGTTGACGCTGGCTCGCCAGATCCTCTGGGCGGTGGCGTCGTGACCGCGTCTGACGTTGTTCTGCTGGTGATCACCTTGGGCACATTCGCGCTCATCGCCTTCTTGGCCTTCCTCCTCTTCCGGGAGTAACCACCCCCCATTTTCTTGCCCGCTAGCACAGGGGCTCTGGCGACGCCTTTGCCTTCTGTCGGGCAGTCGCAGCACTTCATAACTGAACAGCACTTGCAGGAGTAACAGCCCGTCTGATCTGCGGATATCGGGGACAGCCCGGAGACACCACCTCCCGGCTATGAGGACTGCGAGCGGTATTACCGCCCTTGAGGTTTTCGGGGCTGCGCAGGGTTCATGTGAGCGCAGTCACGTTCGGGGCGGGCAACAAAGTTTCGGGTGCTCATGGAGCGACGTAAGCGGGATGCAGGTGGACCCCAGCGTTGACGGCACCAGCCAGTGAGTGCGCTCGCAGATCGGCTCACTGGCACTCACCAATAAAGAAGGAGAAACACATGGCAACGGATGACGAAGCACTGCGGATCGAAGCGCTCACGACAGCGGCGCGGATCGCAATGAGCACCAACCTCGGGCCGGACGCAGTGCTCGAGAAGGCGCGCGAGTACTACGCGTTCCTGTCGGGCACCGAACAGGTGGATCCAACCAAGGAGATGTACCGGCTCGTCCTCGCAACCGAAGCGGAGATGGCCGCAGACCCTTCGCCAGTAACCGTGAAGTTCACGACCACTGACGGCCCCGAACTGAACGCAACCGACCTTGCGAGCGCGTTATCGCGTGTCGTGTCCGACGCGTTCTAGCCCCACCCCGCCGGTGGGTGCGCTCACAGATCGACCCACCGGCACCCAGCAGTCATAGACCAAAAGGAGGCCATCTGATGCCACAGAGTGCGGCACAGAAGCGGGCGCTGACCATTACCCCGCAGAACATAATCACCGACAAAGAACTTGAGATGGTCGCTGCGACGATGGGGGAGCCGCGACAAGCCGTCGCCAAGAAGCTGGGCCGATCCGTGCCGATGGTCACGGTAATGCGCCGGATGGTGCGCAATGGCGACAAGCGGAATTTCAGCGGCCGCTGGACCAAAGACGAAGACGACAGGATCCGCGAGTTCGGTGATCGGCGTGTGCCCGACGCCGAGTACGAGGCAGCTTTCCCCGATCGAAGCGCCAACGCCGTCCGCTATCGGCGCTCGCTCCTGGGCGCTAGACGACATCAAGTCGGCATCGGGAAGCGCACCGTTGTAGCCAAAACCTGCCCCAAGTGCGGGCTGTTGAAGGCCGGTGAATGGTTTTCAGTGTCTAGCGACGGTAGGACGGCGTCCTATTGCCGTCCGTGTGGCGTTGAGAAGGCGAAGCAGGGGGCTAGTGCTGCCGGGCTACATGCTCGCGTCATCGAGCGAGGCAGGCGGCTGCAAGACATCACGGCAGAGGTGGCCACGCGTAGTGGATATGAATACACCTCCGCCGACTTGGCCGTGCTCGAAGATCGCTCCATCACCGACTTTCAGAAGGCGTTGGCGCTGGGCCGCAGCCTCAAGGCGACTACTTCCGCCCGTCAAAACCGAGGGTTCAGGTCCTCCGTGACGCTTCTCTCAGAGGTAGACGCCGGCCAGTGGCTTATCGAGTAGCACCATCGGCGCCGAGCCTGCGATCGGTTGTCCTGGCGTAGAACCGGGCGGCGTCACTAAGCACCACCCCCCATCAACTTGCCACTCGTGTGGCTGATTTCGAAGGAGAAAAGCAATGCAGACAGTTGTAATCATTGGCCTCTGGGTCATGCTCGCCCTGATGTTCCTCGGGGCATTCAACGTGGTGCTGAGCATCGGGAAGACGCGTGAGGTCATCACGCCGGCGTTCGCAGCCCGCGTCCTGTGCCTCTCGCTCATCTACTGCCTCATCATCTGTGGCGCGCTGTCGGTGCTCTCGTGATCCGCCGCGCCACCCACATCCCGGTCGTCACTGATCGCACGTGGGGTGTCCTCGGCTGGTATGTGGCTGTTGCCGCTCTCGCCGTACTGTTCGCGACATCTGCAGCGCTCATGTCCAAGCTCGGAGGTGCGGCATGACCCCCGTAGAGAAGTTGGAAGCAGCCATCTGGGTGCTCGAGGCGGAGAAGGCTGCAGCTGGGCCGGACTGGGAAGGGCAGTTGCGGAACATTGGGCTCCCGAACGCGCTGCCCTGGCACTACGACCTGTACTCGACGTTGCACCGCACGATCGACGTGCAGTTCGCGATCCTCAGTGGCGCTCTCGGCGATGCAGAAGGTTCGCATGACGAGCCGGCCGCATTCGAGAAGGCGCTCGACCTCGCTGACGCAATCCTCGGGGGTGCCTGATGGTGTGGCCGTCGTTGTCTGCGGGGAGTGCGGGTGCTGCGACGACGTACCCGAAGGAGCCACGCCCGAAGTGTTGTGCACGTTGTTCTGGTGGCCCTAACGCTGTTGCGTGTGGCAGGCCTCATGGTGCGTGCGTCTGCCATCTGAGAGCTAAGGCACGGGCTGTGTGATGTCGGCGTTCGAGATGACGAAGCATGCGATCGATCGGGCGTTGGATATGGCGCTTGATGGTGCGGAGATTCGGGAGGCGGTGACTCGCCCGCGTGACACGTTTTGGTCGGATCGTACGCAGTCCTGGCATCGCACACGGGGCCGGTTGACGGCGTGTGTTGTTGTCGCGGCTGATGGCGTGGAGACGGTGCGCACGTTCTTGTGGTCGAAGCCGTCTGGGTGGGTCGCTGATGCCGAGTTGGGCGAGTACGGGGGCCGCTCGATGGGAAGTAACGGTGTGCGCGCTGTCGTGAAGGCAAGGAGACGGGCGCGTGATCAGTAGTAACAACCGTCTCGAATGGGACACCGCACTCATCGACTGCCCGTGTGGTCACTCCGGCACCGTCGATTACTGGTCGGACTTCGAAACGTTCGAGCACGGATTCACCTGCCCCGAATGTGGGCAAGAACACGTAGAGCGCGGATGCTGAGCGATCTGCCCCTGTTCTGGCAAGCCTGCATCGTGGGGTTGTTCATGGCCGCCGCTGGACGCCTAGGGGCGCTGATCGGGTGGTGGCTGACAAAGCGAGAAAACGTAGAGAAAGGGAGTTGAAAGATGAGCGAAACAGATTTTTGTGCACTCAAGCAGGACGAACCGGAAACGCCCGAGCAGATGGAGACCCGCCGATCTGAGCTGCTTGAAGCGGTGTGCAACTTCCTCGGCGATCAAGGCTACGAACTTGATTCCCTCGATGAAACTGCTGAGTTGCTGGGCTGGCTGATCGAACCGTTCGAGACCGTCACCGGAGACCGCAATGAGCTGGTGGGCGTGATCGCAAGAGCATTGCGCCCGGACGGCTTCTGGAACGAGACCGCCGAGTACCCCACGAAACCTCGCAGCGATTGGGAGAAAGGGCAGGCGCTGGCGCACATCGAAGCAGGCCCGATCGCGGATGCCGTAATCACCCACCTGGCGGCACTCGCCAACAACACCACCAACAACACGAAGGAGACAACAATGCAGATCACTGACGAGCAGCTCAAGGGCCTCGAGGAGTCGTTCGCGGAAGAGTTGGCAATGGGTGGTGACGCGAGCATGATGGCCGCGACTGCACGCATCTTCTTCGAGGAGTTGGCTGGGAGGCTTGAGGCCGAACTGCCGGAGGTGAAGGCGACGCGTCAGCTGCACGAGCTCTGCGCTACCACCGGCATGGACATAGAGGCGGCGTTGACGCTCGCCGACGTTTACCGCCGTTGGAACGATGCGCTGGCCGAACGTGACGCAGCACTGGCGACGATGAAGCAGGCCGCGCGGGTCGAGGACAACCACCGCGACAAGGACTTCATGTGGATCGTCGGGCAGATGCGCGGCATCCTCGAAGCCAGTCCCCTGTGGAAGGCAAACAAGTGAGCGGCTTCGAAGATTACGCCGACCTTATTGCGGAGTTGGCCAAGCAGGGGAACGAGGTTGCCGAGTTCATTGATGGCGAGCCTGTCGAGTTCCGGGCGATTGAAGCACTTAGGGGTGCATCTGCAGCACAGGAGCGCAATGACGGCTTCGGGCCGAATGCGCACCTCTACACGGTTGAGGCGATGCGCCAGGAGTGGTTCACGCCGACGTTCTGTCAGGGCTGCAACATTCCCGTCACCCCGGATGGGCTTGCCCCTACTCATTGCGGGTTCTGCCCGCCGTGGGATTGCCCGGATTGTGGCGGCAAGGACTCCATGGCCACGCCGTGTTCATGCTGGGTGCCGCTTGAGGGGAAGAACATTGCGGATCTCAAGGCGATCTTCGCTGCCGATGGGACTTTCAGCATCGACCCAAAACCGACCGATTCAACGAAGGAGGCCGACCATGGCTGAGTGTGGGCGTAGGACGTGGCTGGACGAAGAACAGGAAGACGACAACCCCTGTGTGCGCGGGCTCGACGGTGGCCATGACGGGCTGCACCAGCGCTACGAGGGGGGTGGCCGCGAGTGGGGTGAGGGTGCGCATGTTAACCCGGCGTGGATTGTCGAGCAGCGTCTGGCTGGGTGGCCTGACATGCATCCCGAGGGATTCTGCCACAAGTGCGGGAATCGGAACGCGGTCTGGAATGTAGATAGCCGCGAAGCATGGCTGGCGGCGACTGGTGCATGGGCTGCCGAAACGGGGCGTGAGGGCATTTGTTGCCTGAACTGTTTCACGCAGATGCACGAGGTTCGAACAGAGAAGAAGACGCCGTGGGTACTCGTTCCTCTGGCCGACTGGCTTAGGAGCGACCGTGGCTGAGTACAACGTTGGCGATCTGGTGGAAGCCATCAAAGAGGAGGGCGCGGCCTGCGTCTACTATCGCGGCCTCGTGGTGGATCAAAACGAGGGTGGGCCTACCCGACACTTAGCCATTGCTACACCTCTTCCGCCATACAAGCCACGCATCGATTGGCTGGAGAGGAGCGGCTTCACCCTCGCCATAATCGAGAAGGCGACACGGCCGTTCCCGACCAATGTCTACTCAGTGGTGAAGTACCAAGGGAAACTCCCTCTGGTGCTCCACGAAGACGGCCTCTGGTATCACGTCGGATATCCCGCATGGATGAGTGAAGGCAGGTACCAGCTCGGGATGACGAGCGCTGAACTATTCGCGGAGTGCGGCAGTGACTTCGAAATGGTCGACGGCGGCATCGCCGAGGGATCAGGGGCGACCCAATGAAACGCAAACTCACCCCTCCTGAGCGCAGCCTGCTCACCCTCATCCTGGCCGGTTCCGTTCTATACGGTGCCGGCCCTTACTTTTCCGACCACCTGATGATCGCAGGCATGGGTTTGCTGACCGTCGCCGTGATGGTCATCCTCGCGACACTCAACACCCGAAAGGCAACATCATGACGAAGACCACTTACCCGCAGGCGCTCCGCAGTCTGGCCGACTTCCTCGACGCTCACGGCGAAGAGTTGAACCTCGGCACGAAGGCTGACCAAATCTCCATCAACCCGTCCGGGCGCGACCTCAACATCCATGTCGGCATCTTTGTGAGGGACGCGATCGAGCAGAAAGCCGCAGTGCGGAAGATCACCCGCGCCCTCGGTGGGACATGGGAGAAGAAGCCCAACGGCAGCGATTTCTACTTCAAGCAGTCCGGCATCTTCGGCTACTTCGACGCCACGATCTATGCCGATCGCGACGCTGTCTGTGAGCGCAAGCTGGTCGGCACGGAAGAGGTTGTCCACCCAGCGCAGGAAGCCACCGAAGAACGCACTGAGACGGTGCCTGTTTACGAGTGGGAATGCGGCTCACTTCTCGCCCCCGACCGCGTAGATGAAGTGGTGGGCGCATGACCATCACGGACGCAACGATCGACAGCATCACCGCCCGCATCATCGCCCAACACGCACCCGTTGTCGTGCACGAGTTCAAGTCACGCAAAACGGTTGACCGCATCTACGGGTGGTGCGCCTGCCTCGGGCTCGACATCGAATCCATGGGCACCGACGAATCATCCCGGTTGGCAGTCAAGAGTGCGTATGAGGCGCACGTTAGGAGAGAAACAGCATGAACGACATCGACCACAAGGCAGAAGCTGAAGCGATCCTGTTCGCGGATCGGCAGTATCGCGATGAGCGCACGCTGATGGAGGCTCAAGTTTCGGCCACTCTCTACCTCGCTGAACAGCAGCGGGTTGCGAACCTGATCGCGGTTTCGAATCTCAAGCTCACAGCATTTCCCAACGAGGGGCCGGGAAGCGTAAGTGACCTGTTGCGTCAGACGCTGCGGGCGCTGGGCATCCCACTAACAAGCGACGAGGCGATCGCATGAGCGCCTGGAACGGGAACGGTTGCACGCAAGCACCCCCGGAACCGTTCAGTACAACGTTCACGTTCGACTGGACGAAAGCACCCCTGTCGCTGAACTACCGGCTGCACCGTATGGCTGAGGCGAAGATCACGAAAGAGATCCGATCCACCATGCACGCGTTGGCTCGACGCATCCCCGATCTGGGGCGCTGCAGAGTCGAGCTCATCTGGTGGGTCAACGATCGCCGCAAACGCGACGAGGAAAACATTGTCCCCGTGCTCAAAGCACTTTGCGATGGCCTCGTTGACGCCGAAGTTGTGGCCGACGACACACCCCAATTCATGAAGAAAGAAATGCCCGCCATCCGGTTCGTACAGAAACGGGAGCGGGCATCTTGCTTCACATTCACGATCGAGGAGATCCGATGAGCGCCGCATATGTCGATGACTACCGCACCTACTACGCGACCTGCGACGAATGCCGCTGGGAAGGTCGCGAACACGAGGACGATTCCAAGGCTGCACAACGCGAGGCCGACGAGCACGAGTGTGAGAAATGACGCACACGAACCCTGCCTATTACGACGACACCGAAGCGTACGAACCAACAGATCACGAACGCGTGGACGTTGCGGAACTCGAAGAACGATGGGAGGCGGGACGTGACGCTTGAAACCAGACTCATCCTCGACATGCCGGAAGCGGAGTACCACGCGCATCCGGCTTTGTCGTCTACCGGCGCGAAGACACTCATCAAGGACACGCCGGCACTGTTCAAGCATCAGATCCTTGATGGCAACCGCACCGACAAGAAAGCCTTCGACGTGGGGCACGCAATCCACGCGAAGGTACTCGGTATCGGCATGGGCGTTGTTGAGATCCCGGTCGACGTGCTCTCAAAGACGGGCACGACGGGGACGGATGCTGCACGCGCGTTCATCACGGAGTCGCGTGCTGCCGGGCTGATCCCGCTGAAGAAGTCCGAGCTTGACCAGGTGAACGCATCCGCTGAAGCCGTCCTTGTTCACAAGTTCGCGGGGCCGTTGTTCGAAAGCGACGGCATCTCGGAGGCATCAGCATTCGCCCACGATGACGAGTTCGACATCGACCTCCGGGCACGTTTCGACCGGATCAGCGGCAACGCAATGATCGACCTCAAGTCCGCGGCCGATGCTTCCCCCCGCGGATTCGGGAAGTCAGTCGCAACATACAGGTACGACATCCAACAGGAGTTCTACCGCGACGTACACACCCGCGCAACAGGCGAACGGTTCGAACGGTTCTACTTCGTGGCCGTCGAAACTGCCCGCCTCCATGGAATCGGGGTGGGCGTCTACGAGCTCGACTTCGAATACGAACTGCGAGCAATCCGCGACGTGCGCGAGGCAAAACGCCGATACGCACACGGCATCACCACTGGCGAATGGCCCACCTATTCAGACGACGTCGTAACCCTCGAAGCCCCCTTCTGGTTGCGCGACTACGACATGAACGAGACGGAGTACGAACAATGAGAGTTGCACCCAAGCGCAACACGGACCAATGGAATGCAGACGATTTCGCGGTGGCATCCCGCGTTTTCACCATCGCAGGCGTTCGTGATGGCACAAAGGAAGGCCCATACGACATCGACCTGCTCGAAGGCGAGGGGAAGTGCTGGCGCCCACCAAACACGGTCATCCAGCTTCTCAACGACGTGTGGGGCACGGAAGACAGTGACGACTTCATTGGCCGCCGCGTGGAGCTGTACCGCGATCCAACCGTGAAGTTCGGGCGTGACGTTCCGGGCGGCATCCGACTCCGCGCGGTGTCGCACATTGCCCAGGCCACAACAGTTCTCATCCAGACAACCCGTGGCAAGCGCGAAAAGTTCACCGTCCAGCCCCTCCCGACCGCAGCCCCGCAGCCCACCGACACATCCGGGCGCGACTGGGTAGCTGAGCTCAAGTTGGCCGGCGACCACCTGGACGCAATCAAAGCGCTCGGGATCGCAGCACGAACAGCCCACGCAAGCACGCCAATCATCGACGCCATCATGGCCGAATATCGACGCGTCGAAGCTGCAGGGGTAGCGGCTGAGAGTGGGGCGGAAGGGTGAGTGGCCCGAGAGTTGTCATCAGCCTGTGCGACCTGACTGGCAACATGACGGCGCCGTGGTCGGATGCTGGCTATGACGTGATTCTGGTCGACCCGCAGCATGGCGTGGACAGCATCGAGGTGCTCGAGAATGGCGCCGTCGTGACCAGGCTGGCCGCAACGATCGAGGGCGCCATGCCTGCCCTGTCGGAGGCGATCCGCACCCGCGAGATCGCGGCCGTGTTTGGTTTCCCACCGTGCACCGACATGGCCGTGAGCGGTTCGCGCTGGTTCCAGTCAAAGCGTGAAGCTGATGCGCAGTTCCAGTCGAAGGCGGCGATCGTCGCTGAGCAGTGCCGCACCGTTGGCCGGCTCAGTGGCGCACCGTACTTCGTGGAGAACCCAGTCAGTGTGCTGTCGTCCATTTTCGGTAAGCCGTCGCACACGTTCAACCCGCACGACTACACAGGGTTCGAGCCAGCCGACAACTACACGAAGAAGACGTGCCTTTGGGTTGGTGGCGGTTTCGTCATGCCGGCCCGGAACGCAGACGACACGTTGGGCGAACCGGACAACCGCATCCACGCAGCGCCACCTGGGCCTGAGCGTGCGAACTTCCGATCAGCAACACCGATGGGATTCGCGCGCGCTGTGTTCGAGGCCAACGGGGATGCCCTGCACAAGTTGGACCGTTTCGCGGGCCTGTGTTGAACCGAAACTGTGTTCCACAGGCCAAACAATTTTCGCGACTCGCCCGGCCCCGCGGAAAACGCTGATCAATGGCTCTTTCCTGACCAAAGAATTTGCGTTTCAACAGGTATTCCACACCTTCTGCACAAATGGCACCCGGCGTTTCTCGGTGCTGTCCACAGCGCTCTACACAGGGTCGCTTGTGAAGAAATCTTCGATAGTCCACGCTGGTCCTAGCCCCGATAAACGGGCGAAGCGGCCCAGTGCTCTAACACGAAGGCCGCTTCTCAATCCGAACCCTGACTATCAATCAATGGAGGGACTATGCCCGATTCTATCAACGGGCGCACGGCTGCTGCCGTGACGCATCTGACAATGCTCCGAAGAGAGCCGAACAACCTCAAGCAGCACCGCCTCTACGTGCAGTTGGCATTCACGTACGGGGTAACCGTTCCGCAGATCGTGGAAGCCTCTGGGCTCGACGTGCGGCGCGTGCAGCACCTTCTCGGCGGTGTGTAGTGGCTAAGGACAAGCGGCTGTTTGCGCGCCTGGATCTCGACTACGCAGATCACCCGAAGATCAGCCGGCTATCTGACACTGCCTTCCGCGCCCACATTGAGATGATCCTGTACGCGCGGAAATACAAGACGGACGGCATCATTCCCGAGCGATTCGCTAAGCGAGTCGCTAGCGAAGCGCTAAGCGAACTCTTGGCGAATGATGACGAGGCGCCATCCCTCATTGACTTGGATGACGGAACGTTCCTGTTGCACGGCTACGCGGACATGAACGAGACGCGCGAGGAGATCGAACGCCGATCCCTTGCAAACATTGAGAACGGGAGGCGGGGCGGTGTCGCGAAGGCGCAAGTCGCTAAGCAAGCCGCTAAGCGAGTCGCTAGCAAGTCGCTAAGCGAAAAGGGTGGCGAAAACGTAGCAGAGACAGAGACAGAGACAGAGACAGATAAAACACCCGCACCTTCGGTGCTTGAGGGGGTTTTCGATCAGGCATGGGCGCACTGGCCGAAGAAGGTTGAGCGCAAGCAGGCACTCGACAAGTTCAAGCTGCGGCTCAAGGGCAAACCGCTCGAATCTGCTCATGCACTCGCGGCAACGATCTCCAAGTTCGGGGATGCATACGCTGCGACCACCGAGAAGAAGTACGTTCCCGCCCTTGGCGCGTGGATCAACGGCGAGCGGTGGTCGGACGAGCTGCCAGGCGCGATCGCTGCACCCGCTGCTCCATCTGCGTCTAAGCCTGCCGACTGGATGAACGCCCCGCGGGAAACCCCGGCCTGGATGCGCGGCCCCGAGGTGACATCGTGACCGGATCGCACGCTGAACAGTGGTTGCTCGGTGCGGTCATCAAGGATTCGCGGCAGTTCGGGTTCACGCGCGGCCTGGTGGCGGGTGGTGACTTCTCGGATGGTCGGCTCGGTGCGATCTTCGATGGCATCGGCGGGATGGTCGCATTGGGCCAGCCGGTCGACCAGCTGACGGTCGGGGCGATGTTCCCCAAGTGGGGCGTCATCGGCTTGCCTGAGGGCGTCGTGTTCACGTGGGCTACGGCTGACGTGTCTGCGTTCTCTGCTCCGGAGTATGCGCGAACGGTTCGTGCGGATTCGGTGCGGCGTGCGCTGCGTGACCTGACTTCGGTGATCAGCGAGCAGGTGAGCGCCGGCGCCGAACCTGTCGATGTTGCGTCATTGGCCGCATCGTCGCTGAACGCCCTGATCGATGGGGCAGCATCCGGTGAGCTCGCAACGAAGACGCTGGCCGAGATCCTGGAAGGTGAGGACACATACGACTGGGTGATTGACGGGCTGCTCGAGCGGCGTGACCGGCTGATCGTGACTGGTGGCGAGGGTGCGGGCAAGACGACATTCGTTCGGCAGTTGGCTGTGCTCGCTGCGGCCGGTTTGCATCCGCTGAAGTTCACCCCGATCAAGCCGGTTCGGGTGCTCGTGGTCGACGCGGAGAACACCGAAAGGCAGTGGCGCAGGGCAGTTCGGTGGACGGTCAAGCAGGCCACGCACTACGGCTCGATCGATCCGGCTGTTGCGATTCACATCGTGGCCGGCAAGCGAATCGACATCACGCACGGGTCGCACCTGGGCGAGATCCACCGACTGATCGACGTGCACAAGCCCGACATCGTGTTCATTGGCCCGCTGTACAAGCTCGTGCCGCGGGCGATCAACTCTGACGATGACGCAGCCCCGCTGATCGTCGCGTTGGACTCGCTGCGTGAGCGTGATGTTGCACTGGTGATGGAAGCGCACGCAGGCCACGCGAAGGGACTCGGCGGCGACCGTGACTTGCGGCCGCGAGGATCATCCGCGCTGCTCGGCTGGCCGGAGTTCGGATTCGGGCTCGCCCCGCACCCGGAAGACAAGGACATGGTGAACATCGTCCGGTGGCGTGGCGACCGTGACCAGCGCGACTGGCCTACCCACATGGTGCGCGGCAACGAGTGGCCGTGGATCCCCGCGGCGATGCCGGCATGACCGCCGTGAAGAAGTATCCGGTTCGCGTGCTGCTCGAGTGGGAGCAGTGGGCGACGATCCACGCACAAGCAGACGCGTGGGGAATCTCGGTGCAGGAGTACATCCGGTGGATGCTCCCTGCTGCGCCGGAAGACATGGGGCGGGCGTCAATCCGGCGTCCGCGAGAGATGAAACGAAGGAGTAAGTAAATGGCAATCATCGAGATCAAGTCCGCATTCGTTGAGGACTGGAACAAGAACAGCCCCGAGCACCCGTCGTGGGGCATGAAGACCGCCGAACCGCACAGCAAGAAGCGCGAGGACGGCAGCGGTTACGACACGATCGGCCGTACGTTCCGCACAGTGAAGGTATCCCGTGACGCAGGTATCGACCTGACGCAGTTCACCAAGGGGCAGAGAGTCCAGGTGTCGGGGCGCGAGGTGACGGAAACACGCGAGCACGAGGGCAAGAAGTACTACGACCTCGTTGTGTGGGCTGACCGGGTGGAGCTCGCTGAGGGCCAGCAAGGCGCTGGCGGGGCACGGGGCGCGTCTACCGCTCCCGAGTGGGCACCGTCTACCCCTGCCGCTGAGAGCGCGTCAGGCGACGTCTGGAACACGCCGGGTAGCTACACGGACGAGACCCCCTTCTAGGCCATGAGCGATCAGCCACACGCAAGATGCCCCCACTGCGAATCACAGTTCGGCTACCCGGCGATGCCATTACTCGATGGCACCCCAGTATTTATGTGCGCCGGATGCAACCGCATCGCAACGAAGGCCGAATGGAACCGAGAGACAGGAGCCAACGATGGCTCGTGATCTCAACGATGCTCGCGTGTCATTCACTGCCGCGGCGACCAAGTTCGGATTGACGCTCGACCAATCCAAACATCTGTGGCGGCTCGTGATGCCGCCGTTCCCCACCCTTGAGGCTCTGCCCGTTCAAACGGTCAGGGCCTCAAACGTTTCCGAGGAGGAGAAACGATGAACACGATTGACCGTGACGCAATCCGCAAACGGATCGCGAACTGCCGGACGTACAACTTCGGGATGCGTGACGCCGACGCGCTCGCACATGAAGATGCACCGGCGATGCTTGCACTGTTGGACGCGCAACCGGCTGGATGGGCTGTCGACCGGGAAGCGCTGATGGAAGCGCTGCACGACGTCGGGGGCATCGAAGGTGCGATCAACTCCGGGATGGTTGCAGATGCCGTGATCGCTCACCTCGCCCTCTCCGCACAGGAGGCGGCAACGGATATCGAGCCTGAGGGCGACAAGTATTCGAGCGGCGAGCACCGCAAGGTGATGCACCAACGCAGCTACGTGTGCGACACCTGCATCAACGTACTCGGCATCAACATCCGCTGGGATCAAGCGCCATGCCGAAAGGAGGTTCCCAATGAGTGACGCCAAGAACGCCGCACTGATCGCGGAGGCACGGCAAACGTTCTGCTGGCCGGATGAACGCAGCGAGGACGAACTCGGGAACAGGCTGGCCGACGCCCTCGAAGCCGCTGACGCCCGGAGTGCAACCGAGTACCAGCGTGGACACGACCGGGCAATGAAGCGCACAAAGGCAGCCATCACGAACTGGCAGATCGCAGTTCGCAAAGCCGAGGCCGAGCGTGACGCAGCACTGGCTGAAGTCGAGACCCAGCGCCGCAACGCGCTTGGGAGCTTCGCCGCCGCAGCCGGTGCACTGGCCGTCATCGAGCAGGTGCGGGCTCTGCACCGCGAGAAGCATGGCGAGAACGATCGCGGCCCGTACGAGATCTGCGACTACGACAAGACCGCGTGGCCCTGCAAGACGCAGGCGATCCTCAACCCATACCGGGCAAACCCTGAACCGACCGATTCAACGAGGGAGGATGACCGTGGCTGAGCTTGTGAGAACGAACGGCGGGGCAACAGTGCATCGGATCGAGTGCGATGTGAAGGGCACGCGCGCGGCCCCCTGGCTATGGGCGCAGAGCAAGAGCATCGCTGAGGTTGCCGCCACGTCAGCGCAGCTCGGCGTGAAGCCGTGCGGCACCTGTCACCCGTACGCTGCGGCCCCCCGAACCGACAGATTCAACGAAGGAGGGCGACCGTGACTGACGCGACCTGCGCCGCCCAGTCAATGGCCCCCGGTCACACATGCGGGCTCCCACCATTGCACGACGGGGACACGCACACCGCGTACTGGGAAGGGAAAGTGTTCGCCGTATGGGGGATGCGAGAGAAGGAAGAGGAGGGCGACGAATGAGTGACATCGTCGACGTGATGTACCGACTGCGCAACATGGCGGGGCAGGCTGCCGAGGCGCTGCAACAGCAGATCAAGCAAGCGCAGGCCGTGCTCGACAAATTGGAGGAGTTTGCGGACGGGGCCGAGGACGCAGCCGAGTTGGTGGCCGCGTCAGACCTGTTCCCATCGCACAGCGCGCTCATCCCGGCTCACTCTGGCCTCATCCGCAAGCCCAACGAGAGCCCGTATCGAGAGGAGGCACCGAGTGACTGACCTATTGGAAGCGGTCGAAGTGCTCACGAAGGAGTCCCGGTCGAAGGTCATCCAGGACGACGGAACTGTTGCGATCGTCGTTCAGGATTCGTTGTTGGTGCAGCTCGAGACAGCAATCCGGTCAAGCATGGGCGGCTCAACAGGTGGCGCATCGTTGCCATCTGAGGGGTCACCGCTCGATGTCGGGGCGCTGTACGAGTCGCTGAAGATCACCGCCGCAATTGGTGACTGGTGCCGCATCGTCGGAGTGAAACCTGTTCGCGAGTCGGTGCCTGACCTGCTCGCCTGGCATGCCGCCTACATTGGCAGACCGAACGGAGCTGACGAGTTCTACATCGGTCAGCTCAACGGGTGGGCGCGCATGATCACCGCCATGTTCGACCGCCCGCGGGAGAAGGATCTTCCTGACCCGTGCCCAGTGTGTGACGCGAAATCGTGGTGGCGTGACGGGGCTGAGTACTACCGGCCACTCGTGGTCAAGTACCGGCCCGACGATCCCGTTGGGAGTGCGACTGCTCTCTGCCGGGCGTGTGAAAAAGTGTGGACAGCGAGAGAGTTGGCGTACGAGTTGGAGCAAAAGGAGGTGTCCTGTTGATCATCACCAACCCGTTGAGCGTGAAGGCGTTCGTCAGCACGTTGGATCTTGACGCAGGCCGGAAAGGTGCCGTCGCCGACGCGCTCCGAAAGGAGATCATCGCGACAGGGGCGCCATACGGGTTCGTCATTCGCCCACAAAGTGTGCACATCAGCGAGGGGCGAACTGATGACGCGATGATGCGCGAATTCATCGGCGAATGGGCACCCGACCCAACCGAGGGAGTCGCGCTGCACGGTGGGATCCTTGACGGTCGCATTGAGTCGATTGGACGAGGGGATCATGCCCAGCCACCTGCACGCAGGGTGTTCCAAGTCCCGCCGCGTCTTGCCGAGTATGCGCCCGACACGCTCATCACGCAGGCAGGCTCCGAACCAGTCGCGGTTTACCTGCGCGCAGGGATCGATTCGGAGCACGATCGGTGGGTGTATGAAGCGGAGGTGAAACACGCGGGATAAAAAGGTTGCGACGTTCTTAAAGCCGTGCGATACTTAGGTGCGCACTACAACTGCGTCAACTTACGGAAAGGGCCCTGATCTTCGGATCGGGGCCCTTTTTGCATTCCCGGGGCAACTCGCCCTAAAAGACTTCCCCTGCTCGAGCCAAACCGCTCCACCTTCTAGTCAGGCCAGCGACTGCTGAGCCCTCAACGACAGCGGTCAGCGACTCAGCAGCAGGGGAAACACTCTCACGGAAGCGGGGCATCGTGGCGCTGCTAGACGACAGCCAGTACGTGAACGATCTGCAGTCGAAGATGACGAACGTGGAGATTGCCGCCAAGTGGGACACGAGCGAGACGAGCGTTCGCCGGCACAAGGCAAAGCTCGAGATCGCGCCCGCTGAGAAGCCGGTCAAGGCCGAGCCGGTCATCATCACCGGCAAAGTTGACCGCGGCGTTGACGGTGGCGAGTTCATCGACGTGCAGACGCAAGAGAAGATCAGCGACTGGTCAGCCGTGTTCGCACGGTTCGATCTCCCGCCAGATGAGTTCGAGATCGTTGACGACACCGTTCGTTGCGCAACCTGGCAGCAGTCCAAAGCGCTCGAGGACGGCACACGCGATGTCGTGAACCTGTTCTCGTACCGGGCATCATTCCGCCGCAAGGCATCAGCCCTCGTTGACGTTCCTGACATCCTCGCTTCACTGCGACGGTGGAGGCCCGCCACGAAAGCCACAGGCAAGCCACTGAGCGAGCCTGTGACGATGTTCCTCGGCTGGGCAGACTGGCAGCTCGGCAAGGGTGACGGAGACGGCACACCGGGCACCACGCAGCGCATCCTCGACGGCTTCGAAGAGGCCGAGAAACGCATCCGCCTGCTCCGCAAACAGGGCGTCAACATTGAAGGTGTCGCGTTCGGCAACATGGGCGACCACACCGAAATGGTCACCGGGCACTACACGTCGCAGCGAGCAACCACAGACCTCAACCTGCGCGACCAGCTGAACCTGGCGATCGAGCTCAACCTGACGGGCATCAAAGCACTCGCCCCACTGGTCGACAAAGCCACCTACCTGACATGCCTGTGCAACCACGGGCAATGGCAGCGCGAAGGTGGGAAGCAGATCACCGACGACTCGGACAACTCGACCGGGTTCCTCGCCGACATGCTCAAAACCGTGTGCACCCTGCACCCGGCGTTGTCGCATGTCGAGTGGGTCATCCCGCGCGACGAGATGATCACCACCGCGAACCTCTCCGGCGTCAACGTTGCTGCTGCACACGGGCACAAGATCACCGGCTCCGAAGAGAACTGGTTGGCCAAGCAATCAGCATGGTTGCACACCACCAAGAACTTCCGCCCCGAACTGTGGGTCACCGCACACCGGCACACCGCGTTGAACGAAGACATGGGCAACTACCACCGCGTGCAATGCGCGACGGTCGACCCGGGCTCGAAGTCATTCACGGATGCCACCGGGCGGTTCTCCACGCAAGGCACAACCTCATTCGTCATCGGCCGGCACAACAAGCGGATGATCTCGCACTACGAAGTCCTCTAGGGAGCAGCAACGTGGCAACGCCAACTCACGACGCAGTGAACCACCCGCAGCACTACATCTCGCACCCAAGCGGAATCGAGTGCATCCAGATAACAGAGCACATGGGCTTCAACCTCGGCAACGCCGTCAAGTACGTGTGGCGGGCAGACCTGAAAGCGAACGCCGACGAGGATCTGCGCAAAGCGATCTGGTACATCCAACGCGAGCTCGACAAACGGGCCGCGAAGTAAAGACTTGCCAACGGCCCACGGGTGCCGTCCATTGACTCGGGAGCTCACCGAGGAGAGCAAGGTCAACGAGCAAGCAACCGGCCTCATATGGGGACACGGTGCGATTCCCGGCATGCACAATACCGATCGCTCACGGAGCGGTCATGCCTCTGCCGGTGTACTTCACAGAACAGCCGGAGCGGGCAAGAACGCAGAAGGCAGTCCATCGGGTCACTGGTAGTTGACCAAGCGAGAGTAGAGCGACGTTCCCGTAGCAGGGAAGACATGGTGCCGAGGCGTGGCATCCGCTCTACTCTTGCGTCCCCTAAGCATGTTCCCCCGCTAAGTCGCTGCACATTCGCGGCCCACGGGCGAACGCCTGAACGCTGACCCGTTCTCACGCTGACTGCGCAGCAAGGCACAAGCAGACCCCACAAAAGAACAGCGCGCGAGTCTCGACGGGTTGTATCGAGGCCAACAACTTATGAAGGAGCGACGGCATGGGCTGGCAGCACTGGTGTCACCCGCCGAGCAACTTCCGCATCTGGCTACGACGACGAGCAGCCGGGGCCAAATGGGATTGCCCACTCTGCCTGTGGACATGGACGCTTCACCGTCGCAATCCAACAGGACACTACGCGTTCTGGGAATGGCGACACGATGCGTGAGTGGTGCGGTTGCGGTTCAGCCATCAGGGCAAGTCGCAAAGACGTTCTCGCATGGAGACAAGACCACAACCACCCAGGCGACAAAGACGCCGAGAAACAAGGCGCCGAATCACGTACAGAGCTCAGCAACCACGAGCCCGAACAACCCACCATCAACGCCCGCATCATCGGTTTCACAAGGGAGTGACCATGACCGGCAACGCGACCGAGAACCTTGCGCAAACACCCGCCTACTGGGATGCCAAGTACCCACTAGCCAGGCGGACAGAGCTCGACATTGCAGACGAAGAGGGGTCATGGCAGCTCGTGAGTGCGACGGAGGTTGGGGCTGATGTCTGACGGCCAATGGATGCAGACAAATGTCAACGCCATGATCGACGCGCTGAAGCAAGCCGGCGACCGCTACTCACTCCCGCTAGAACCCGCGACCAACACTGAACACGCTCACGCCCCATACGAATGCGGCTACTGCACATCGCAATACTCCAGCGTCAGCGCAATGCTGGCCTGCGAACTGTCATGTGCACGCGATCGGGGGCGCGAGTAACTGATGGCATGGCGAACCAGTGACAGGCGTGAACGTCTACCCGACAACTGGGCACAGATCAGGCAAGCAGCCAAAGCTCGAGCACGCGGCATGTGTGAAGCAGAAGCACACGCCCCCAAGTGCGACGGCATCGGCACCGACTGTGACCACATCACAGCCGGCGACAACCACTCGTTGGACAACATGCAATGGCTCAGTCACGACTGCCACAAAGCCAAGACAGCCCGCGAAACAGCGGCACGCAACACCAACACGGCGCTACTCAAACAGCGCCCACAAGAACAACACCCAGGGAGACGAACATGACACAAGTAAAGATCCTCATCGCAGCAGGCGGCCACGAAGTAGGCGACACACTCGACACCAGCGACGGAGCAGCTGCACACCTCATCGCAGAGGGATATGCTGAAGCAATCGAGGCCGTGAAGGCCACTCGGAGCAAGAGCGTCAAGGCATCGCCTGAGACCCAGCCCGAGGACGTGGGGGGTGCCTCCTCCTCCGAAGATCGCGTAACCGCCGGATAGCAATTCTCGTCCTGCATGCGCTTCCTCGGTGTTTTTCCAGCCATGCTTGAATGCGCCGAGGATGCGCGCTGCGGCTTTTTCGTGCCGCTTGACGGGATCCGTGCCCGATGGTGATTCTTGACGCCTCATATCGCGTCGCCGTTTCCCGCTCAAGCCAACTTCCGCTTGTTCTAGCGGTTTATCCGTAACAAATGCTAGACTTGGCTCATGAGCGAAACGGGATGCGGATACTGCGGCGGCACACTGACGCTCGTGCGCGCTGGATCGAAGTTCTGCTCTACCAAGTGCCGCGTCTATGCCGCACGTAAGGCCAATTCACTTCCCGAAGTCATGGCGTCTAGCCGTCGTTTCGTGCGATTCAACGCGAAAAAGGTTCCGTTTACTGTCGCTGGCACCGCGGCCTCTTCGACCGACCCGAGCACATGGGCGACGCATCGTGAAGCGAAAGCGAGCAGCGTCGGGGCCGGCATCGGCTACGTTCTCGGCGCTGGCGTTGGCTGCATCGACCTCGACCACTGCATCTCTGACGGCATTGTTGCCGAGTGGGCGCAGGAGGTGCTTGATGCGAACCCGGACACGTTCACTGAGGTGTCGATGTCGGGTGATGGCATCCACATTTTTGGGCTTCTTGATGAAGCTCCCGGCCGGAAGATTCGCGATGGGGTGCGCAATATCGAGTTCTACTCGGTGGGCCGCTACATCGCTTTGACCGGCTCCCGCTTCGGTGGTTCGCCGTCGAAGCTGGCCCCGCTGGTGGTTCCCAGCATGTAGTTGCGCCCTGGTGGCGCGCGAGCGTCCCCGGGAGGGCATCATGGCGAAGGTTGCTGCCCCTAAGGGGCTTGAGGCTAAAGGCCGGAAGCTGTGGCGCGAGACTACAGGGGCGTATGAGTTGCGAGCCGATGAGCTCGACACTCTCGAAGACATTTGCCGTGAGGCTGACCTGATTGACCGGCTCGAGGAAGCACTCGCCGGTTCCGATCTGATCGTTCAGGGGTCACAGGGGCAGGACGTGGCGAACCCGATCATCTCGGAGATCCGCCAGCACCGTGCCACGAAGAAATCACTCTGGGCGAGCATGAAGCTGCCCGATGAGGTGGCGCCGGCTGCGGCGAACCAGCAGCGGAGTGCGGCTCAGTCCAGGTGGGGGCAACCTCATGGCGCGAGCGCGTAACGCTGCGACTCTCATAACTTCTGCTGAAGCCGACTTTGCGGAGATCATCCGCTGGTACGAAGGTCAGCTCGAGCATGCCTACCCGCCCGTTGGGTTGTTGTGGGAGCCGGTCAAGATTGGCCCGACGTGGCAGTACGAGAACGGGTGGAAGCTCCCGAAGCACACTCTCGGATGGAAGGTGCTCGCTTGGTGCGGGTATTGGCTGAAGGACAAGCACGGTAAGCCGTGGGTTTTCACGCCTGAGCAGACGCGATTCATCCTCTGGTATTTCGCCGTCGATGAGTCCGGGCAGTTCATGTTCCACACGGTCGTGCTGCAGCGCCTGAAGGGCTGGGGCAAGGACCCGATCGCCGCATGCTTGGCGATGGCGGGCATGTTCGCGGACGTGACATTCAGCCATTGGGATGGCGACACTCCTGTTGGGCGCGAGCAGCCGAATGCGTGGGTGCAGATCGTCGCTGTGTCGTTGATTCAGACGCAGAACACTATGAAGCTGTTTCCGTCGCTGATCTCGGCTGAGGCGCGAAAGCACTACGGCATCCAGGTTGGCAAGCGGAATGTGTGGGGTCTTGGCGATACTCGCCAGACTGAGGCTGTCACGTCGTCTGTCATGGCGATTGAGGGCGGCCGGCCTACGCAGATCGTGCGCAATGAGACGCAGAACTGGAACTCTTCCAACGGTGGCCATGACATGGCTGGCGCGATTGAGGGCAACGCGGCGAAGTCGGAGATTGAGACTCAGGCGCGCATCCTCGACATTTGCAACGCGTACCGTCCGGGTGAAGATTCGGTGGGCCAGCGTGCGCGTGAAGCGTACGAGTCGACCTTGGGTGACGAGTCCAAGTTCGAAGAGTACGGCGTCATGTACGACTCGCTCGAGGCACCCCCTGAGGCGCCGCTGACGCTCGATGCAGCGCCTTCTGTTGTTGCTGCTGTGCGTGGTGACGCGGTGTGGTTGGACGCTGAGGGCCGTATCAAGAAGTCGATCGCCAACCCGGTGAACTCGCCTTCTGAGTCGCGGCGCAAGTGGTACAACCAGATCACCGCGGCTGAGGACGCATGGACTGAGCCCGCCGAGTTCGACCCGCTGAAGGATGAAGCGCAGGTCGTTGAGGCTGGCGAAGAAGTCGCCATGTTCTTGGACTGCTCGAAGTCAGATGACGCTACCGGCCTGATCGGTGTTCGCATGTCCGATGGGCATGTGTTCACGATCGGGATGTGGCAGCGCCCTCCTGGCAAGCGCGGTGACGGCTGGTTGGCTCCTCGCGAGGAAGTTGACGGCGTTGTTGATGCGACGTTCGAGAAGTACTCGGTTGTTGCGTTCTTCGGCGACCCGTCGCACACGCTGGACGACGAAACGATGGATCGCTACTGGGATCCACTGTTTGACGAGTGGCATCTGCGCTACCGGCACAAGCTGCGTGTCTGGGCTTCCGGCACGAAGGGTGGCAAGGGGCATGCGGTCATGTTCGATATGTCTGCTCGCGACAACGCCCGCTCGTTTGCTTCTGCTGTTGGTTTCACGCTCGAAGAGATCAAGTCGGGGTCGTTCACGCACGACGGTGATGCCCGGTTGAGGCGGCACGTTTTGAACGCTCGCCGGTATCCGGTGCAGGGGTTCGTGTCGATCGCGAAAGACGGCCGCGAGTCGAAGAAGAAGATCGACCTCGCTATCTGCATGGTTGGTGCCCGCATGGTGCGCCGGCTCGTCATGAACAACGGAAAGAAGAAGGGTGGCCGGGTATGGTGATGTCCCAAGAAGCTGTGGTCACTCTGGCCCGTGAGGTTCTGATCCCCGGGTATCAGGCTGAGCGCGCAAAGCTTGACCTGATCGACAACTGGTACCGGTGGAATCCGGAGCAGGTTCGTGTTCCGGGCCATGCGGATCAGGAAGAGAAGTATCTTCGGGATCTCGCGGAGACTCCTTGGCTTGGGCTGGTCGTCACTACTGTGGCGCAGCAGCTGGTCGGGGAGCTCGTGCGTTCGTCCGAGCGTGATGACGTGAAGGCGCTGTGGTTGCCGTGGCAGCGGAACCGGATGCCGTCCCGCCAGCGGGCAATTCACCGTGCGGCGCTGGCCTACGGCTACGCGTACACAACGGTCATGCCTGGCGACAGCGGCGCCGTGATCCGGGGCTACTCGCCGCGGAACATGTACGCCGTTTACGCTGACCCCGTTGAGGACGAGTACCCGATGTATTACATCCGGGTCGTCGGCAACCGGTATGTCGTAGTGGATGAGGAGGCGGTCTACACCCTCGTTGATCAGGACGGGCGACTGCAGTACGTCACTCATGATCTGCACGGCGCAGGCGTCACGCCCGCGATTCGCTACTCGAATCAGATTGACCTCGAGGGCCGCACTCCAGGCGAAGTTGAGCCGTTCATCCCGATTGCTAAGCGCATCAACAAGACCACGTTCGACCGGCTGCTGATTCAGCACCACAGCTCGTGGAAGATTCGCACCGCGACTGGTCTGGACATGCCCACTGACCCGGCTGAGCAACAGCGCGTGAAGCTCCTGTTGCGGCAGGACAGCATCCTGACGGGCGAGGAAGGCGTGCAGTTCGGCACCCTCGATGAGACTTCCCCTGAGGGGCTCATCAAGGCTGGCGAGACGGACATCGAGACGCTCGCGGCCGTGTCGCAGACGCCTGCGCACGCACTCACGGGCAAGATGATCAACCTTTCTGCGGATGCCATCACGGAGGCTCGAGCGATGCTCGATCTGAAGGCTGGCGAGCGCAAGGTCGGGTTCGGTGATTCTCACGTGCAGACTCTGCGGCTTGCATCCCACATTGAGGGGCGCAAGGAGGACGCGGAGGACTTCACGCTGACGATGTACTGGGCTGACCTCGAGTCCCGCTCGATGTCACAGGCTGCTGACGCTTTGGGCAAGATGGCAACGATGCTCGGCATCCCGGCTGAGAAGCTTTGGGATCGAGTGCCCGGTGTCACGCCCGATATCGCCGCATCCTGGCTCAAGTACAAGCAGGAGAACCCATCGGCTGAGGAGCAGTTGGCCTCCGCGCTGAATGTGCAGTCCAATGGCTCTAACGGCTGAGGGGCGCGCACTTACTGAGGCTCACCGCAAGGCACAGCTGGCGATCGGCGCACGCGCTGCGACGGCTGCGACGGCGCTGTGGTCGGGGTTGGACATTTCCGATCTCGACCGCAGCACCCCGGCGTGGCTGGCGCGGAACGTACTGCAGGCTCGGAAGTACTTCAATGAGTCGGTTGCTGCTGCTGATGCGTACGTGCCGATGTACCGTGACGCCGAGCTCGGGTCACCTGCTGGCCCGATCGTGAATCCTGTCTTTGACACGGCGGCCATGAGCGAGACGCTTCTGGTCGCCGGCCCGGTGCGAGTGAAGCTGCTCGTCAAGAAGGGCGCAGACGGGCGCACGGCTCACGGCGCCGCATTGAAGAAGTACACGGGCATCATGCGCCGGCAGGTCATGTCCGGTGGCCGGATGATGATTCACGAAACCACGAAGGCTGATCGCGGTGCGGTCGGTTGGCGTCGTGTCACTGATGGCAACCCGTGCACGTTCTGCGCGATGCTCGCCAGCCGCGGCCCCGCCTACGCATCGGCCCAGAATGCCAGCGTCATCGCCGGATCCGGTCTCCGCTATCACGGCCATTGTGGCTGCACGGCAGAGATCGTTTACGGCGATTGGGAGCCGTCCGAGATGGAGAACCGTTTCATCGAGGAGTACGAGAAGGCGGCGCAGGAAGCCAACGATGCCGGCGAGCAGCGCACACAGGAAACGGTGCTGTGGCGGATGCGCAACAACGGCGTCTTCCGCGACTCTCCGCTGAGCCGCAACAAGTAGATTTCCCGGCCGCTCTGGTCGGGATGGACAGCTGCCCTGGTGGCGGCCTGATTGCCCCGGGAGGGCTTGCTATGCCAGTCGATGAGACTACAGAAACCGAGGAAGTCGAGACGGAAGAGGTTGAGGCCCCGGAGGCCGAGACGGAAGCCGAGGAGCCAGACGAGTCGGGTGATTTCGACGCTGTGAAGGCGCGCGAGAAGATCCGCAAGGTCAACTCGGAGAACCGGAACCTGCGAAAGCGCGCCACTGACGCGGAAGCGAAGGCGCAGGGAGCGGATGAGAACGGCAAGAAGGTGCCCGCTCTGGAAGCGGAAAACCTGCGCCTACGGATCGGCCTGAAGCACGGGCTGCATTCCGACCTCATCGACCGGCTGAAGGGTTCAACTGAGGAAGAACTGCTCGAGGACGCTGAGAAGCTTCTCGATCTGTTCGGGGGCAAGAAGCCGCCGACGCAGCAGCCGCGCGAGAAGTTGCGTGGTGGCGGCGATCCGACACAGACAACCAGTGAGATCGATGATCTCGACAAGTTCGCGGAGAAAGTCTTCCGGAACTAAAGCACTGCCAACAGGTGGTGCTTTTTTCGTTTAACCAAGAAGGAGGCCCACCGTGGCTCATACCCTTTACACCCCCGAGCAGGCAGCGAAGGCAACCCTCGCATCCCTGCGCTGGCTGACCAACCTCCCGCGCACCGTCCGTCAGGACTTCTCGCAGGAGTTCGTCGCTGGTCGCGGTCAGACCGTCAACGTGCTCGGCCCGATCAGCGCCGGCACTGCGAAGGTCTACACCAAGGCCAACCGTGACGCGCGTGCGGCTATCGGGTTCAATGACCTCGCGCAGGAATGGTTCCCGGTCACCCTCGAGAACCAGCTCTACAACGCGGTTCGTCTCCCGGACGACTGGGCGACGTTCACTCTTGAGGAGCTGACCCGTCAGGTTCTCAAGCCTCAGGCTGAGTCTGTTGTGGATGCCATCGCGGCGCCGCTCATCACTCAGATGTCGGCCATCGCCACGGACGCCTCGATCCCCGAGGTCGCCCCGGACGGCTCGAACATCACGCAGGTGCTCATCAAGGCCCGTCAGGTGCTCAACGAGCGCAAGGTGACCGCTGCCGGCCGCACGTTCGCGGTTGGTGCTGACATTGAGGCCGCGATCCTCTCGCTGCCTCAGCTGCAGAAGGTCAACGAGTCCGGCTCGTCTGAGGTTCTCCGCGAGGCAACGATCGGTCGCCTGTTCGGCTTCACGATCGTCGCGGACCAGGCGCTCGCGTCTGACTTCGGCATCGCGTACCACCGTGACGCGTTCGCTCACGTCACGCGCCCGTCTCGCCAGCCTGAGGGCGCCGCGAAGTCGGCCACCGTCGCGCAGGATGGATTCGCGCTGCGCTGGATCCAGCACTACAACCCGCTGCAGCTCGAGGACCAGAGCGTTGTTGACACCTTCTTCGGTGCAACCACGCTCGACGCCGACCGCGCAGTGTCCGTCAAGCTCGACGTTACGCCGTAGTGGCTGACACCCCGGCGACTCTTGCCGGGGTGGAGGAGCTTGCTGACTGGATCGGTGAAGCCATTGTGGCTGACTCGCCAGAGGGCAAGCGCGCCGCATTGTGTCTCCGTCTCGCGTCTGCCCTGGTTCGTAAGGAATCAGGGCAGACGTGGATGGACACTGCCGGCGCTCTCATCCCCCCGGTGCCTGAAGAGGCCGTCATGGTCACTCTGTATTGCGCTTCCCGGGTGTACGACAACCGGGCGGCGCAGACGCGGGGTGGCATCGATGACTACACGGAATCGTGGAAGGTCGATGAGTCGGGCGCGTACCTGACGGCTTCTGAGAAGCGCATGCTGGCGGCTTTGAAGCCCGTCGGCTTGAGCGGTCTTGGTGTCGTCGCCACTACGCGTATTGACTCGACTCCGCCCAGCAACGGGTGGGTACCGACCCCGACTCCCGATGTCTATTTCCCCTGGTGGTAGGAGGTCAGCATGCGGGTGAATCTTGGAATGGTACGGCGCGGTCGTACCGCTGCTGAGTCCCGCATGCTTGACGCCTGCATCGTTGGCCGCAAGGTCATCACGGAGGATCCGGAGACGCTCGAGCAGACGGAAACGGTTGACGCTCATTACACGGGCAAGTGCCGGATCTCGTCGTCCTCGAACGCGGTGACAGACAAGGCTGCGGTTGGTCAGGTCTTCGCGGATGAGTCGTTGATTCTGTCGCTCCCGATTGCTGGTGCCGCTTCGGTTCGCACCGATGACACGGCGTGGATCACGGCGGTTGACCCAACCTCGGGGAATCCTGCAATGGTTGCCCGCGAGTTCCGTGTGGCTGGTTTGGCGTCGACGGCGCAGGCTACTGCTGCCCGGTACTCGATCGAGTTGCTGAGCTGATGGCTGACGGCGTTGAGTTCAATCTTGACGAGGTGTATGGCCTGATCGCTGATCTGTCGGACATTGAGGGCGTCGTCAATCGTGAGGTCGTGAAGTCTGTTCAGCAGACGGCGATGGAAACGAAGAAGTCGATGGCGGCGGATGCTCGCAAGACGATGCCGAAGAGCATCGCCAGGCGGTATGCACCAACGATCGACTACGAACTGCGCGACTTTGGGGCATTCGGCCAGGGCATTATCTCTGCGGAGGTCGGCCCGAACTTGAAGCGTTACGGCGGCAAGACGGGCAAGGGCGGCTTGCTTCCGTCGATGGGTATTCTCGATGACCCTGAGTCGGCTGGTGGCATCCGGTCTAAGCCTGCACGTGTTCGGCCTCGTGGTGAGAAGTTCGCCGGGGAAGAACTTGAGAAGCGCGGCACTCTTGCTGTTGAGGAATCGCTGAAGAAAGCGGGGCTGTGATGCTGAACCATTTCGTAGGCATGAAAGCCCTCGTTGTGGCTGCTGTTCCCGCCGCCGTGAAGGTGGAGGACACGGCACTGCTCGACAGCACGGGCGGACTTGTGCGGGCGTCATACGTGATCCTCTACGGCGGTGGCCCTGACGAGTTGAACGACAATCGCTTCACCGCCCTGCAGCTGCCTGACAGTGATGCCGAGTACACGTTCCAAGCACGATGCGTTGGCATATCCGCTAACAGTGCACGAACTGTCGCACAGTACGTCATGAACGGCGTTGTGGGTCAGGTGCCAGTCGTTACTGGCCGTCGATGTGGGGCTGTCCGGTTGACGGACTCCGCTCTGGTCGAGCCTGACCACGCAGTGAAGCCGCCCATGTGGTACCTCGACATGGACCTCACTTTTCAGTCCTGGCGGGCCTAGCCCCACAACTTCTCAAGCCTCACTCCGGTGGGGCTTTTTTCATGCCCACCTACTGCCCACATCCGTGGGTTTACGTCCTTCGGTTTCTCCGATGGGCACTTTCAACAAAGGAGAATCACATGGCTTTGGAAAACGTTCCAGCGTCCACACAGAGCGACGGCAAGTGGCGGATCACGCAGGTCACGAAGGCGGCCAATGCGCTGTCGGTGGCGATCATCAACGCCGGCAAGGCGCTGACGTACAGCTTCACCCCGGACGGGTTCAACTGGTCCATTTCGCAGGCGACTGTCGATGACAAGCGCCTGACACTCGTGCAGGATCTGTCGCGACCGGGCAAGGTGACCGAAACCCTCGAGGTCAAGTACGTCGCGTCCGAAGACCCGGGTTCGGCTGCGGTAGTTCTCGCGGCCGGCACTGAAGGCCAGCTGAACATCCGCCGCGGCGTCGACAACTCGGTTGTCGCAACGGTCGCACAGAAGGCAGATGTCATCACGTACATCGCCGGCGTGCAGCGCCCGGATGCGCCCACGGAGAACGGTCTCGACACGATCTCGCAGACGCTCTACATCACCGCACCCACCGTGCACGGCGGCGTTCTCGTCGCTTAGCGAAACCCCTGCCGGGGTGTTCCCCCATGCGCCCCGGCAGGTTTCACCTCATGGGGATGACATGGGGATGTTTTGATGGATGACCTTGACGCAACACTGGATGCGGCGCTCGAGAAGCGCACGGCTGAGCCTGCTTCCGAAACCGTTGACGTGCTCGTTGGCGGTTCGGTGTGGACACTGAAGTTCACCGAGCTCGACTCTGCCGATTGGGCTGACGCGCGGGCCCTCAACCCGATGCGGCCACAGTCTCAGATTGACCGCCACTTCGGGCACAACTACCACGGAACTGCTCGTGTGGCGGCGCCGCAGTCGGGTGTACGTCTCGTTGACGGCGAGCCCGTCTCGCTCACTATCGATCAGTGGGCAAAGCTGTTCAAAGCGATCTCGGCCCGTGACTTTCAAGCCGTCGCTGACACGCTGCTTGCCCTGCACGACTTCTTGCCTGAGCAGAGGTTGGAGCAGGCAAAAAAAGCATTGCGGCCGGCTTCCGTGAAGAAGCGGCGCTCGCCCGCGAAGTAGGCGTCTCGCCTCGCGTCCTGGCGGGCTGGACGCCGCTCACGGTAACCCGGTACGAGTACGACGATGCTGGCCGCTTGGTGCGCTCAGTGTCGATCACTGAATCCGAGTGGTCGCCAGACGATCGCGCGATGCTGCTGGCGTCACGCGTCGATGCGCGAGAGATCGGCCCGCACGGAATCCCGATGGCCGAGGCTCTGGACCCTGCGAATCAGTTCGCGTTCGAGGGCTTCGACAAGCCCCTCGTGGACTACGCGGACAAGGCGCAGCACGACGCCGCCGACGCCTTCTACAAGAAGCACGACAAGAAGGACTACCCGGTGAACCGTAACGGTCACCGCTGGGGGGTCCGATACCGCGATTAGCGGCACAACCAAATAGCGACACACGACGGAGGCCCGAATGTCAGAGCGCGTCGTAACAGTCAAGTTTGGTGCACAGATCAGCGATTATGTCGCGGGCGTGAGCCGCATGAAGCGGGCCACGAAGGATGCCACAGATGACGCCGCGAAGCGTCTTGCGGAGCAGCGGGAGGCCATGCACCAGCTCGGCGGTGACTCGCTGAAGATGGGGCTGGCTCTTGCGGCTGGCATGGCCCTTTCCTCGAAGGCTGCGCTTGATTGGCAGTCGGCTTGGACGGGCGTCACGAAGACCGTTGACGGCACCCCTGAGCAGTTGGCAGCGATCGAGGATGGCCTGCGAGGGCTCGCCCGCGAGCTGCCCGCCACGCACGCGGAGATTGCCGCGGTGGCTGAGGCTGCCGGCCAGTTGGGCGTGAAAGCTGACTCAGTTGTGGACTTCACGAAAGTCATGGTGGATCTCGGTGAGACCACGAACCTGACCGCTGATGAAGCGGCAACGTCGATGGCTCAGCTGATGAACATCATGCAGACCGCGCCTGGTGATGTCGGCCGTCTTGGCGCATCGCTTGTTGCGCTCGGTAACGATGGTGCGTCGACGGAGCGGGACATCATTCAGATGTCGCAGCGAATCGCTGGTGCCGGAAAGATCATCGGCCTCACTGAGGGTGAAGTTCTGGGTTTCGCGAACGCTCTTGCATCGGTGGGTATCGATGTCGAGGCTGGTGGTTCTGCCATCTCGCGCATCATGACCGACATGGCGAAGTCCGTCTCTCAGGGCGGCGAGAAGCTCGAGCTGTTCTCCGAGGTAGCAGGCGTCTCATCGGCGGAGTTCTCGAAGTCTTTCAAGGACGACCCGGCCGATGCCGTGGCGACATTCGTGGAGGGGCTTGGCCGTGTGAATGCGGCTGGCGGTGACGTGTTCACCACTCTTGACGATCTGGGCCAGTCTGACATTCGCGTATCTAACGCGCTGCTCGGCATGGCGAACTCGGGTGACCTGCTGCGTGATTCGCTCGAGATGGGCAACGCGTCGTGGGCTGAGAACACTGCCCTGTTGACGGAGGCAGAGAAGCGTTACGCAACTGTTGAGGCGCAGCTGCAGAAGACGCAGGGCTCGATCAACGATGCAGCGATCTCATTCGGTGAGACGTTGCTGCCCGCGATCAGTGATGCCGCAGCGGGTACTGCTGACTTCGCGGACTTCATTGCCGATCTTCCGGAGCCCGTGATGGCCGTTGTTTCGGTTGTCGCGGCGCTCACCACGGGTGTTGCGCTGTTCGGCGGCGGGCTGCTGTTGCTCGCTCCTCGGATGGTTCAGACGCGGGCCGCAATGGTCCAGCTGGACATGACCGGCAAGAACCTCGCAAAGACTCTCGGCAAGGGTGGCCTGTTGGTTGCCGGCGTCATGGTCGCATCCACTGCCGTCTCTGGTCTCGGCCGCGTCGGTGAGCTCTCGGCAACCGATGTCGAGAAGCTGAATGCGGCCCTGAATGGCGTTGGGGATTCGAGCAAGGATCTCGACGCACTGTTCTCCGGTATGCAGGGCACCACGAATGCTACGAACGGCATGGCGGAGGCAGCGCGAAAGCTGACTGACTCCGGGCTTGAGGGCTTCACGTACGCGGTCAACAAGGGTGCGTGGGGTGCGACGGAAGCTGTTCTGGGCTGGATCCCTGCAGTGAAGGATCTCGCGAACGGGATCACCAAGAACGAGGCACAGTTCAAGTCTCTTGGTGGCACCCTGGCGGCTTTGGCTACGAACGATCTGCCCGCAGCTACCGACCAGTTCAACGCCATGTTGGACATGATGGGCGGCGGCGAGGAGAACGCGAAGAAGCTGCTGCAGCTCCTCGGTGATGACTACTCGGCGGCACTCACGAAGATCGCTGCCGAAGCGGGGGACGCGTCGACCGAGCAGGACATTCTCAACCTAGCAATGGGCAAGGGGAAGACTGCGGCGAAGCTCGCGCAGGAGGCGGCGAAGAAGAACACCGACACCCTCTCCGAAATGGCGGGCGTAGCGAGCCAGGCCAGCGAAGACATCTCGGGTCTGGCTGAGGAGATCGCGAACTTCGGCAAGGTGACGTTGGATGCGAATGCCGCCAACCGATCGTTTGAGCAGTCCGTCGATGATGCGACCACGACTTTGCAGGCTCAGAAGGATGAGTACGTGGAGGCGACAGGTTCGCTTGACGGGTTCATTGCATCGCTGGATATCGGAACGCAGGCAGGACGCGACAACGAGGCGGCGCTAGACAGCATCGCGGCATCGGCCAACGAGGCCGCTGCTCAGATCCTGACGCAGACCGGCTCGCAGGATGAGTCGAACGCGGCACTCGAGCGCGGGCGAGAAGCGCTGCGGCTGCAGCTCGAGCAGTTCGGCGTCACCGGGGAAGCGGCAGACGTCTACATTGCGCGCCTGCTGGCCACTCCGGAGGACATCGGCACGAAGGTTGCGCTGATTGGGGCCGAGGAAGCTGCAGCCGTTCTTGACAACCTGACGCGCAACCGACAGGTGCTCATCCAAGCGGCGATCGATTCAGGCGCCGCTCCGGGTGAAGCGAAGGCTGCCTACAACGCGGAGGGCGGAACGATCGTCGGCCCGGGAACGGGCACGTCAGATTCGATTCTCTCGTGGCTGTCGAACGGTGAGGAAGTAACTCGAGCGGCGATGGCGAACAAGCACCGTCCACTGCTGAAGGCGATCAACGCTGACCGGCTGGACGAGTACTTGGCGGCTGGCCGGCTCGCGTCGGGCGGCACGGCTGGGCACGTGTCCGGCCGTGACATTCGATACGAGCAGCCGGCCTCGGTGTCGAGCTCAAAGGTCATCAACTCCACGGTGAACGTCACAGCGAACGGCCCGGATGCAAACGAGATCGCTGATGTTGTCGACAACCGGCAGAACTGGTCATTGAGGAGGAACGCGTGAGCGAAACGTGCGTGCGCGTTGGCGGGCTTACCTTCTGGGGTGGCGCGGGAAATGACGGGTTCTACATCAAGGATGCGGGGCTGACGGGTGTTCTCGGCGGTGTTGGAGTTCGCTCTAGCACTGTCGAGATCCCCGAGGCTCATGGCGAGTTCGACGTACCAGTGTTTCGCTCTGGCCGCATCGTGTCGATCGAGGGGCCGTGCATTGCGCCGTCTGTTGGCGAGTGGCTCCACCGCAATCATGAGCTCACCGGGCTTCTCGCGGGGGGTGAGCGCGGGCGGGTTGTGTTTGACCTCCCCAACGGCCCCCTCTGGGCAGATGCGCGCTTGGCTGAAGCCCCTCAGTGGGAGCCCGTTCTATGGGGGACGCGCGCCGACTACCTGCTGCAGCTGAAGTTCGCGAAGCCGCAACTATTCGGGGCCATGAACACGGCCGCAGCGGCAGCATCGGTGACGATCTTCCACTACGGCAACTTCAAAGCGTCCCCGGTGCTGGTGATCACGCCGACCTCGAGCATGACTTCGGGGTACACGTTGAACCTCCCGGGTGGCAAGAAAGTCATTGTGACTCAGCCGCTCACCATGGGGCATGTGCACGAGTACAACACTGCGACTGGGCGCCTGAAGTTGGATGGCGTTCTGCAGGTTGGTGCTACGTCTCGTCGCGACACGATCGCGGTGAAGGGTGGCGCTCAGGTGGCGATCTCGGTCACTGCTTCTGCCGGCGCTGGCCTCATCACCCCGTTCACACCAGACACGTTCATTTAGGAGGTTCGGATGTGGTCTTTTGGCATCTATGACCTTCTGACGGGCAACTCGTTGGATGACGTCTTTCCGGCTGCGGGTTCGTGGCGGACATCGTCTACCGCGGTGGGTTCTGGGCAGCACAAGTTTCAGCTCCGGGATGAGGCCACGAAGGTGCCGCGATCAGTGGCACGGGACTTGTTCCAGGACTGGTCGCGTGTCCTTGTGGTGATGGATGACGGTGTTCCTGTGTATGCGGGGATCATCCTGAGAACCGAGTATGACAAGGACACGGGAGTGCTGACCGTTGATCATTCTGAGCTGCGGTTGATCTACTCGAAACGGCATGCGTATGGCGTGGATGAGTACAACTCGACGGCGCAGATTCAGGTCGTTGGGAAGAGCATGAGCGGGCTGCTATTGGCGGTCATCAAGACGGCATCGTATCGGCCGGTTCCGGGCAACTGGACTCTGCCGATGCGGTTCCCGGCTGATTCTGCTGGCGCGATTTCCAAGACATGGTTTCACTATCAGCTGATGAAGGCGGAGGACATGATCACGGAGGTTGGCCGGATGGCTGGCGCTGTGGACTTCTACCTTCAGCCGAAGTTGGACGTGAACGGGAAGCTGTTCTGGGATGTCATTCTCGGTTCTCCGAAGCTGCCCGGGGCGATCATCGACGCCCCCACGAACGTGCCGGAGCCGGTCATCACTGGCCTGCGCGAGGTGAAGGATGCGGCCAGGCGGTTGACGGGTGCGCTGATGGTCGGCAAGGGCTCGGAGATGGACATCCGTGTGGGCAAGGCTGGCGCAACGGTGACGCCAACGATTCCGTACCTGGACGATTCACGGTCTGCGAAAGCGACTGACGTGCAGGCAGAGCTGAACTCGTTGGCGACTGCGGAGATGGGTGTGCACGAGTTCCCGGTCGCGCAGTACGAGTTCAAGTTGACGCACGCATTCGATGCTGGCGGTGAGGAACTGTTCAAGCTGTCTGACTGCGTTCCGGGTGCTCGTGTCCTCGTGGAAAACCGTGATGACGAGTGGCTCGATGACGGGCAGAAAACGTTCTACGTGTTGGGTGTGTCTGGTGACATGTCTCGCACGGTGACTCCGGAGGTGCAAGAACTGTGACTCTGGACAATCTGAACGATGACCCGATGGTTGATGTCCTCGCCCGTCTGCGTGCGCTCGAGACTGCTGACCCGCTCGGCTTCTCGTCCATCACTCGAGGCCAGTTGCGTGTCGGTGGTACCGCTGTCCTCCTGGTCGACTCCTCGGGTGGCGTTGTCATCGAGGGCAAGCTGACAGGCGAGGGCACGTTCGAGTGGACGAACATCGCGAAGTTCACCGGCAAGCTCACCGCAACAGGTGAGACCCGTTTCGAGGGCGACACCACGCAAAAGGGCCCGTTCCATATCGAGGGCGCCACCGAGCTCAAGGGCGACATGGCTGTCAAGCCGGGCGGCAAGGTCACCATCGAGGGCGCGAACCCGATCGTCTTATCCCAGATCGCTGGTGCTGCTCAGATGCAGGTGGGCGCGGCGAAACTGATCGGCGCTTCGGATGGCTTCGCACTCGGTGTGAGCGATCGCCTGGTGACCGCTGGCCCGGGTGGCGTGACAGTGCAGGGAGGCTCGAACTCGGTATCGGTGACGAATGCTGGGGGAACGTCCGTTGCTGGCACCCTCTCAGTGAGCGGGGTGACTACTTTAAGCAACCTCAGCACGAACACCACGACCGGAACGACTTATGTTGTGGCGAATGCCACGACTGGCCTGCTGCAGCGAGTCAGTTCGGCCTCACGGTTCAAGCTCGACCAACGCGAGGCCGTGTTGTCGGAATCACTCATCGGCGTCCGAGTGAAGGACTGGCTCGACGAAGGGGAGGTGGCGACGGCTTTTGAGCTGAACGATGCGCCGCGTCCGTGGACTCTCACACAACAGCGAGCCTTTGACGGGCTAGGGATTCGTCGGGTCCCTGGTGTGGTCGCGGAGGAAGTCCACGCCGCAGGCGGGGAGCTCTTCACGACCTATGACGCTGACGGACAAATCGAGGGCGTTGCTTATGACCGACTAGCGCTTGCCCGAACTCAGATCCTCGCTGACCAATTCGCGGCCGCGTTGGTGCGAATCGAGGAGCTAGAGGCTCAACTGGCGGCGTCGAGCTCCGCCTGAACGATCGCGCCGAATGTCTCGTGGACGGTCTCCACGTGCTCGGTGCAGAGAGTGAGAGCCGAGACGGCGATTGCATCCCAGTTGTTGATGCGCTCGGTCGCTTCGACTGCCGTGATGGTGGACGGGTCTACGCCTGCATCCAGTTGGGCGCAGACCTCTTCCCCGACCGCCAGAGCGTCAGCCTGATCGACGTTCTCGAGCCCGGGAATCCGGCGGATCGCGGTGTCGAACTCTTCCTCTGCGGGAGTCGCTTCGACTGGTTCGGCGGTGAGCGCCGGCGCTGGCTCGTCCACCGCTACAGGCGGGGCCACTTCCGAGGCCTGCCCACCCGGCGCAGCACACCCTGCGAGCAGCATGACGCTTGCGAGAACCCCGACCCACCCCAGTTTCTTCATGCCGTGAGTGTACCAACCCGGCGAACCGATTAAAAGCCTCCGCTTCCGTGGGGGCTTCTTCTATTTGGAGGCCCTTATGGCTGAAACAGTTTCCGGCTTCCTGCGCAACCTTGCGAATCTGCCGATCGGGGCGAAGCAGCCTGTGCTGATTTTTACTGCACGTGATGCGAGCGCGTCTGGGCAAACGTTGTTCATCACTGACCCGATCAGGGTCATCCCGAACGAAACCACGGGCGCGTTCACTGTGGCGTTGACCGCTTCAGAGTCGACCACGCCACCGACCGTCTATGACGTGTCCGCGGAGTGGCTTGACCCGAACGCTTTTGTCGCGGGCAGCGGCATGTCGCGTCGGGACATCCTCTCGGGG